CTAATCCATATGTACTAGTATATAAGAAATTTGTAGGGTCAATAGTATCAGTTGTTGTACGTCTCAGATATTCTAATCCATGGCCAACATTTTTAGGATTAGGAAGTATTTCTTCATCTGCATCTGACGATACTCCTGCCCCAAATAATAATTCTATTTTTTTATCATCACGTACTCTGGATGTAAATCTTCTAGCGGTCTTTTTTAGTTTAAGGATATATGGTACTGTTGATCTATATGCTGATAATTCTGGATCATTAAATGGTATATTTGCAATATCTTGAAATATTGTGTCCTGTGCTAAATAATCAACTTCATACCATTTATTATTTGCAGTATCTGTTACTGATATTATATCTATTACATTCTCTTCCGGAAGTATTATTTTATCATATGGTTTTGGATCAGCAAAACTATATTCTTTAGTAGCAATATTCCCGGAAACAACTTTAAGTGTCTTCATTAAAAGATATCTAGCTACATTCCCAGAACCATCAATTTCATATACTGTCACATCTGGATCTTGATTAAAGTCGACTGATGTTTCTGTATGGAACACAATACCTGTTTCAGTTGATACTTCCATACCAGCCGCTATTGATAATGCATATCGCATATCTGGTGCTGCAGAAGCTCCTGTGCCTACAGCCGGCACTAATTGAAATATATCTAGATTACATGTTGCTGGAGAATTGAGTCTTGGTTTATACCCAAATAATTGTGACAACATTAATATATTAGACGATTCTTCTGCAGAAGATAATAATGACTCCTTAAAAGAATTATCAGTGTAGTATGATAATACATCTCCTACATATGCTGCCATTTCCATAAACATCATTCCGGGAGATGACTCGTTAAAGTCTTGGTATGTATCCGGAAAATAATTCTTTGTAAAGTTTATTAAATTTTGTCTGAACTGCGCAAAATCTTTATTCAAATACTTTACATCCTTTTTAACTAAATCTGCCATTGTCTAACTTTTTTTATATTAATATGTTCCACCACCACCTAAACTAAATGCTGTATCAGCTCCAAATGAACTTACTTCTGTCAATACAACATCTTCATCATCAACTTCTGTAACAGAAAATTCATTTTCACTAGCTAATATATTAATTACTATATTTGCACCAATTGTAGAAATAAAGAAACTTAACTGGACATTTAAAGAATGCATATCCGCGGATGGCTGTACTTTTGTATCTGTTAAATTAACATATGGTAACCAATATTCAATATCTTCTTGAATTGTACTTTCTAGTATATTTCGTATATCTCTAGTATTATTTTCAAACAATATAGATTTTATGTCTGTGCCGAAGTTTGGTTGCATGTAACGTTCACCTTTACTAGTAAGTAATAAGTTTTTTAAATTAGATATAACTGCTTCTTGTGTTGTATATGAAGATTCAAATACACCTAATCCGTTTGCAGGAGCTCCGGAATATGCAGTAGGACCTCCTTTTACTGATTGTCCGGCTGCACCTTTGTTTAACGGCAATAAAATTCCTATTGCAATATCTGGAGTATCATTGTTTGGTTTATATTGATATACTGGTCTAGCCATTATCTACGTATCCCCATTTTGCCATTCTTTTTATCTATGGCTTTAATAAGTCCGGAATAATCTCTAGTCATTGCTTTCATTGTTGATGCAACTTTTGGATTAGACATATTAACTGCCTCGCCATTAATACCTGATGTTGCTAATGGCATTGATGGTTGTCTATTCGCACTAAATGATTGGGCCATATCTTTTTTGAAATTTACTGAACTCCAATCTGCTAATTCTTGAGATGCCGGTGCTGATGCAGTCTCATTTAATAAATCATTTAATATAGTATTTTTTGTATATTGTTTTTGTTGTTTTTTAACAACTGGTCTAGGAGCTATTTCTGATAATGCTGGACTTACATTATTTACTTCATTTAATAATGGTTTTAGTTCTGTCCTAACAGCCTTAGACACTTCTTCTCTAATTATCTTACGTAATAACTTTACAAATCCTTCTGTTTTCATGAATATTTCTCTTTTTAATAAATATCTAGATAAGCAACTATTGATTATATAACGGAACCATTTCCAAGCCCTGTTCCAGGAGCTACAGTTGATCCAATTCCAGCCGGCGGTGGAGCCGCAACTGCTTGCCCCGGATTTGTTATAACAGTAGTTATAACTGTCCCTGATCGGACGTATGTATCAATAGCTATAGATAAATCTAATGCTATTTTAGCAATAGCTGCATCTTGATTCCCGGTATTTGATTTTTGTGCTTCAAATGCTGATTTAATATCCTGCATTAACTTTGGTTGATTTAATGGCATATAGTTCCTCTTTTATTGTTTCATTTTTTTAATTGCCTCATGGACCTTTTTTAAGTCCGGTAATGCAGCCGACGGCCCTGTTGGTCCTGAGGGCGTTGCATATGGCATAGATATTCCCTCTGCCATCTTAATATGTATTAACAGCCATGCTTCTAATTGAGTAAAAAGTTCATCCATATCAGCTTGCCATGCCGGTGTTGCAATCTTTACATCTTTTTTAGATACTAATACTAGTTCATCTTTACGGGCATTAAATATTAATCGGTCTGATCCTATTACTACCTGAGGTTTATCATATTTACTTAGTTTTAAAACATCTACTCCTACATTGTCTTGGGCAAATTTAAACTTTGGTATTTTTTGTGAAGATGTTAAGTATATAAATGATGAATCCGCTTCCGGATCTTCTATTGCATAATATTTATCTACACTCTTTCCAGATCTTGCATCCTTAACACCACATGTCAATGAAACAAATGGGTCGCCTTTTTTTGCACCTTCCCAAAATGGTTTCTTAAGATAAGGAATTAACTCAGATTTTAAATGTGTAGACGAAAATCTTAATATACTACCAAATCTATCAGGTAAATTTGTATCTCCTTGAAATGGTTGTATAAAGGTAATATCTTGTTCAGCAAAACTTAGTTGAGATGGCAATCCGCCGGCACTTGTTTTAACAATTGCATTGGCGCCATAATCTCCTTCCTCCGTACCTTTGTCTTGTAAGAATGGTAATACTGCATTATTAACATTCCCATGGGTATTAACTACTTGAGAATAATACCATTTACTTTCACCACTCTTAGTAGCCTTACCATCAGGTTGACTAAAACATAATACCTGTTCACCATATAATGGAATCGGCATTCGATTGGGGTCAGCCGGAAATGCATAATGTTCTCCAGGTGATTTGCCAGCAATTCGTATACGTATTGTGCCAGGCGGCAATTCTAGACCTGCAGCATCTTTAGTCTTTTTGTATTGGGTCGGCAACCAAGTCTGTATTACTTGGCCTATCTCTGATTTTGCGCTCATTTGATTCTTCTGGTTCCGGTTTTAGTTTTTCTATTTCAGCTTCTGCTTCTGCTAACAATCTAGATCTTTCTTCATCAGTCAATCCATATTCATTGCCATCATCTTCTTTATTATTAGCTGATACAATACGTTGCACTACCGCTGCTAGTTTAACTAACGCATCATCATTTTTTACTGATACCTCTAGATAGTCTTTGATCATAGGAACTACTACTGTAGCATCTCCTGTGTTTTTTATCATCGGCTCTAGATTTTTAATTAGCAAATCGATCTGCCGAGACTTCTTTTTCGAATTGTGATATATATCACGCATTAAATCAGAAAAATTAGTACCCTTAAATAGTTCGTATTCTGTACTCATATTAGCCCTTTTATATAAATATAAAGGACTATTGGTTTAGATCAGGTAGTTTATATGCACTTACAATATGACCAGATTTGTTATATACTCGGTACATTTTTTCATAATCTCGTTTCATTACATTAATTACTTTAGTAATGTTTTGAGTTTTTAATTGAGTTCTTTCTCTTATAAGAATATAAAGAGCCTTTTTATTAAAATTTTCTATATTATCTCGCATTCTAAATAATTCAAGTATAGTATCTGCTACAATAATATCTCGCCTATTTGAAAATACTTTATTTAAGTTTTCATCATACCATGTACACCATTGATTAGTAAAATCTCGTAATGATTCTTGATGGTCTGATAAAGCTGCCTCTCCTTGAATATTTCTTTTTTCATCTACAACTTCTAATCCAGTACGTTGTTTTAATTTAGCATAATTTGCATTGTTTTGGATAATCAAATAATTTTTTGCTACAATTGAAAAATATGAAAAAGCCTTTCCTTTGCCTTCTTTAAATTTACCAATTTTTTCGGTTAAGAATGCAACAACTTCTGATTTTATATCTTCGTATGGGACGTCAAAATAACTAAAACGAAATGTATGGTAGATATTTTCTACTAATTTATTAAAAGGATAATTAACATGTTCACGAAATACCTTATTTCGTTTAGCCCAACTAGGCTCAAAATTATATGCTATAATGGCCTGATCAGTAATATATGTAAAATATTGTTTTTTACTAGGCTTCCTTCCTCGGCGCTTTTTAGGACCATTTTCTTCGAGGTCTTTCATTTCGGCTTTATACCATATATAAAATTTATCTACTGGACTAAGTCCTTCTCCTTCTATCGTATCAAGTATATCCATTAAAATCCTTTATTTAAACTATCAAATATTTCTTTCATTTCTTGAAAAATAAATCCTGTCTCATCATCCGATTCAAATGAACCTAATCTATCAAGTTGTTTAATTTTTGAATTAGATTCTGCAATACGATTCTTTAAATTAGAAAAGAATGTATAGTATTCTGTATTTGAATTTTCTAATTC